AGACTCTCGCGGCAAGCCGCGCCTGAATAGTGGCCGCGCCGATCAGGATATCGAGACGGCTTGGATTCTGGTCCGTGCCGATTTGATACTGCTCGACCATGCGAATGGAAAATCCGAGTGCCTTGGACCGTACCGTGGTGGACTCTGCGCCCGCACCGGGCTTCATCAGGTCCGCCATGACGAACGCAAACGCATCGGGGTGATAGACAAACGACTGTGGACTGGTCGTGGTCGCCAGGGTGCCGCCCGCCGCTGCCGTTGTCCCCAGCACGGTGATCACCGCGTTGTTGGCCGGCGATGAGTCGACGGTCTGGAGCTGACCCGAGGTCACAATGCTGGGACTGATGGGCAACGTCGCCATATCGCCTGACGAGTCAGACGTGGTCGCCGTGACGACAAACTGCTGCAACCGTCCCGTGGACGAGTACGACAGGGGATTGACTGAATTGACACCGGCAATGGTGAAAATGTCACCCTTGTTCAGTGTCGCGGCCCCCGAGGCCCAGCCATCCGTGGCGAGCGTGCTGCCCGTCTGTGACGCGCCATCGACCAGCGGCGTAGACGCCGTGTAGGTCCCGGTCGTATGCGTCGGACGCACGGGGTCTTGCAGCCACTTGTCCACCCCAAGCTGCCGACGACCAAACATGCCCTCTTCATAGTTCTCGGCAATGACGGCAGTCGGGTTGAAGAGCGAACTCGTGGTGTTCGCCAGCGTGCTCATCGCCAGCGGGTCCAGCACCGCCACGCGACCCTTCAGGGGGGTCGAGAGGTCGGTCAGTTTCACCCCCGCCTGGAGATACGTCAGGGTCGCACTGGGCGTGGTGCCTGGCGTGCCGACAGACGAGTAGATGTCCCGATAGACCGCGTTGAACGCGAGTACTTCGGCGGCGTTTGCCAGGGCTTCAGACCCTGGATTAACGTAGCGCGTCCGAATGTTATCGAGTTCAGTCGTGGCCTGCTGGCTGGAATAGCCAAACGCCACGTTCTTCTGATTCGTCAGCGAGATCGGGACGGTCTGGTCATACAGGTTCTGGAGTTGCAGCGCCTGACCGTCCGTGACGGTAAACCGCTGGGGCAGTCGGGCGTTGACGGTGTTCCCGACCTTTGCGCCGGAAATTTCGTACTGTGAGTCGTACGTCCTGTTGACGTTGGCCAGGAACACGAGCTTATTGATAAAGCCGCGTGCGACTTCCTTCGTCGTCCAGGACGGTGTGGCAAGTGTATTAGCCATCGATCATCCTTTGCCTTGGTTACAGACGACCCGCTTGCCGATCTGCCGCGTTCATGCGACGGAAATGCTCGTCCATCGATAGATCGTCGGTGATCTCAAAGGGATCCTCTACGGGTGGCGAAGTCCCGAGCGGCTTGATCGGGGCTTTCGCGGAACTGACGACTCGGGCTGGGCCGCTACTCACAGTGGACGAGGCAGCTTCGAGTCGGGCTTCCAGTTTCCCCATCTCCCGGTAGGTTTCTGCCGGGTGCAGCGTGGAGAGTCGCTGAGCGTCATCTGGGTGTTCGGAGAGCCACTGCAAGATCGCGATGCCGTGCGGGCTCTCCATGGCCAAGTGCTGCATCGGCAGCGACATCGGCGTATCAAGATTCAAGGTCTCATCAAATTTCGGGTCCTGCTGACGGGCCTCATCGAGCGTTTTCGACCAGCGGTCGAGCTGCACTTGCTGCTGCTGCGCGATCTGCTGTTGCTCGTAGGCGTCTCGCTGCGCGGCGTCGTGCTCGGTGTGCTTGGCATCCGAGATAAATTCAGCCAGCGCCATGCTGTAGTCTTCATAGGCCGTAAACTGGTCCGGTCTCGGCACCCCAGGCATCGACTTGAACCGCGCCCAACTCGGCGGCTCGGGCTCCGGTGCTGCCTGTGTCTCAGGCTGCGTCGGTGCTACAGGCGCAGATAATGCCTGGACTTTCGACTCGGCGGCATCGGCGCGTCGTTCAGCTTCGCGCTGTTTCGCAATCGCGGCCTTGACAGCCTCGGTCGGGTCATTGCGGCGTGTCCGCTTTTTTGGTGGCGCAGGGACCGCCTCGTCACCCGCCTCGACAGCCTCGACGGCGGGGGCGTCTTCAGGCGGGAGCGCAGGCGGATCTTGAAAGGCGATGGAAATTTGATCCGCCGTCTCGTGGTTCGAGTCGATGGTGATGTCGCCGTCGGTGACCTGTCCTGCGTCAGGATTCATAGCCCTCACTCACAAAAGGGGGGACCGCACAAAAAAACGTCAGTCTCTCCTGAAATAGAAATATCATATATTCCCGAAATAAGCCAATCCTGGCCGTGACGCTCAGATCACGGCCTCCCGTCGGCTAGGACGAGTCGGGTGGCGTCAGATCGAGAGCGAGGACCGTTTCCGGCTGGTCCGGCTCGGCAGACTGCACGGCCTGGGCCTCTTTCTGGAGCCCGTCGATCACGGCCATTTCCTCGCGGTGCTGGTGTTCGGTCACGTCGTGCATCATTTTCGTCGCACTCGACTGCTCGGATTCCGCGAGCCGCGTGTCGGATTTGAGCTGCGCCTCGGCCTCATCGGCTTTGATTTTCATCGCCGTGATGGTCAGTTCGGTCTCATTCCGCATCCGTTCGATTTCGATCCGCATCCGCTCGATGTCGAGTTTCGCCTGGTTGTCCATCTGTGTTTGTGCGGTCTGGGCCTGGAGTTTCTGCGCGTCGGTCGCGAGCAGTTGGGTTTTCTCGTCCAGTGCCTTCGTGAGTTGCTCGACCATTTGCCCCGCCTCTTCGATCTGCTGCTGGAGCATCTGCGGGTCGGGACCATCGTCCTGATCCTGGAGCGGCGGCGGCAGCATCTTCTTGACGCGCTCTGCGGCTTCGAGATGGCCGGGGAAATCACGAAATTTGAGGTAAATATCGCCCAAGATCGGGAACAGGCTCGGATTCGCCTCGAACAACTGGCCCATCTCGTCCGCACCCTCTTCACGTCGGCTCTTGTAGCTACGTCCGATACTGACGGTAATCCCGTACCGGCCTTTTCTCAGGTCGTAGAGTTCAATGGGCTTCTCGGCCTGTGGTGGCGGCATCTGGCCCATCGGGGGACCACCCGGTCCCATCGGGGCTGCGCCGGGTGGCAACGGTGGGCCACCGGGAGCCATCGGAGGACCGCCCGGACCCATCGGCGGCGCGCCAGAAGGCAGAAGAAGCGCAGCGCCGGGGTTCATCGGGGGTCCACCCGGACCCATCGGTGGCCCGCCAGTGCCCATGGGGCCACCCGGTGCCATCGGCGGCGGTCCTGGTGCAGGGATCGGGCGTTGTGTCTGCGGGTCACGCCGGAACGGCGCGTTCAACATGACGGTCTTGGGTTCGTCCTCCAGGTCGAGGATGCGTGCGATCCGCCCGGGCCGGTCGTAAATGTGAGGAATGAGGTCCAAGATCACCCTCGCCTCGTACGTCAGGCTGATCTCGGCCAGATTATCAATAAAATGACTGCTGCCGCTGTCATGCTGATTCTGGAGCGCGAGAATGGCTTTGCCGCTCTTGGCCGAGGTGGTTTGTTGTCCGAGTGCTGACTCGAAGGCTCCGGTCCCTTCGTGGATAAACTCGCGAGCCTGCTGCAAGAGCAACATGCTCGGTCCCAGTCGGGACGCATCGACTTGCGTCCGCTGCGGCGGGGGTGCGGCGATCCCGTTCAGCGAGACGTTACGGTATCGCATGTAGGGGAAGTTCCGCACGTTCGACAACTGCCATTCCTGCTCGTGTCCCTCTTCCTGGCCCTCGACCATCATATAGGGCGCTTTGGTCTCCAGGCTCGACATCTCGACGGCCGACGACGCACTGTAGTTCAGCAGTCGGACGGCGTCTTTGTTCGGCTCGATCATCCCGACATAGCGCCGATCCTGCTCAAACGGGATGAGTTCGCGTCCAATCACGGGAATAATCGGGATATAGCGTCCATCCATCTCCTGTTTGGGTTCCAGTTCCTCTATGGCGTTAATCGTGCTCCAATACAGGACCGGCATACTCTCTATCCGTGATCGTGCGTCCGATCCCGACCGTGCCGTGCGTCCCTCGGGAATGTCGTCCTCATTCGCCTCCGACCCGTCGTCCAGGAGCACTTTCCTCGACGTGGTGTATTCCAGCCGGTAGTATTCGGCCACGCGTACGGCGCGGGACGCGCCTTCGTCGCCAGAGACCCAACTGGGCGTTGAGATCCCGACCGCCGAGAGTTCTTCCTCGCTGTATCCGGCCATCTCACTCTTCGGATAGCGGCGTTTGTAGGTCTCCCACGGCATATCGTTGACGACGAACGCCCATTCGCCGTCAGAGCAGTCCGCCTCCTGGGCAAACGGGTCCAGTACGACGCTGCCTTGCTGGAGAATGCGCTTGATCGTAATTTTCTGGTCGTAGGGGTCGTCACTGTCCGGGTCGGGCTCGGTGATGACGCGATAATACCCGCGTCCGGCCTTCACGGCCCGCTCGAAGGCCCAGGACCGCGCCAGGCCGGCACGACTCTGCACCTCGATGCGCCGATAGAGCCCTTGGAGCACTTCGGCGGTCTCTTCTTCGGCATCGTCGCTCAACGGATGGATGGCCACGCCGAGATGCGCGGCTTTTTCGGCATTCAGGACGAGCTGGATGGGATGGTCGAGGCTGGGAATACTCAACATCGGCCGCTGCGGAATCGTCACCCCGCCGATAATTTGCGGTTGTCGCTGGCTTTTCACTTCGGTCGGCCAGCAGAACTCGGGCACCTGAAACCGCAACGCCTCGACCTCGCGTTTGCGCTGGTCCGTGTCGGCATCCGACCCAAACTTGAAGCGATCCAACGCCTGTTGCATGTCAGTCGTCATGCGCCCATCCAATCAGTTAACGCGGCCGTCCCCCGTGAGAGACGCGACCGTTGCGCGGGTCGTGGCGGTGGTTGCATCGCATGTCGCCCGCTCAGCACCAGATAGCGCATCGCATCCATCAGGTGATCGGAGACCTTCACAATACGCCCTTGTTCGTCGCGATGATACTTCCGAAACTCACTGCGCCAGTTACTGAGATGTTCCTGCACGACCAGTCGCCCCGAGACCAGGAGATTCCACGTCTCGGTCAACCCCGCCTCGACGGCATTCTGCGCCGGTTCGAGTCGCAGACCCAGCCGTCCGTAGATATCGATCAGGGCACGCCCGTCAATCTGACTACTCCCCGCACTCGCCGGGTCGATGACGCCGCGTACCCAGTCACCACGGGCCTTGATCGCCTCGGCATGACTCGCCGGTTCGCCTTGGCCCCGGTAATGCTCATCATAGAGTACAATCCGCCCCGAGCCGGGGTCTGTCGCGCCCCAGAGCGCCGCCGTTCGGTTCCAGCCGACATCCATCGCGTAGCAGCGCGGCCAGCTCGCGGGAATCGCCGCCGTGGGCACGAGGATCTCCCGCTCGGCAATCGGGTAAATCGCGCCCGATCCCAGACTCGGCTCGCCCTCGGTTCTCGCGGCAATCTGATACGGCGGCGTCGTGGCGATCAACGCCTCACGCTCAGCGGGGTCCAGGTGCGGCACATCACGCCACCCGGCCTGGATAAACGTCTTGAACTTGGCCGACTCCGGCGATTCCGGCTCCAGAAAGCCCTTCACCACCGCGCTCATCCCCTGGAGCGGCGTGAACGTCACCATGATGATGCCCTGCGTGGTGATCGTCCGATACAGCATCTCCGTATAGGAATCTTGCGGCGGTTCCTCGTCGCACCAGATGACGTGCTTCGCGGTCCCCTCGAACGACTGCCGGCCCTGCTCGTAACTCTTCAATCCAACCAGACTCACCCCGCCGCTGATATGCCGAACCTGTGCCCCTTCCAGGGCTCCGGCCAGTCCTCTCGCGTTGATGGTCTTCTTGATCAGATGGGCGGGAATCATCCCCGTCCCTGGTGCCTGGACACTCCCCAGCAGTTTCGCCTGGACAATGTCTCGCGTCGTCTGCGAGTTCGTCCCCACCGCCCAGCACTCCACGGGCTCGTCAAACCGTCGCCCGGTCCACCAGTGCGGGTACACCCCGGTCAGGTGACACGTCAGTTCGTACGATCCCGCCTCAGATTTCCCCACCCGGTTCGCGGCCATAAATAGCCGCTCCTTGGTATGCCCCGCCGCGAAGAAATCGAGATGTTTCTGGTACTTCGACCGCGACAGCGGCCCGTCGCCGTCCGGGTAGAACTGATTGAACCGTGACGTGGTCCGTCGCTCAGCTTCCGCCCGTAAATCGTCCAGTCTGAGCCGATCATCCAGGCTTAACTCCGACACCCTACATGACCCGCTCGGTCTTCACCGGATCCGCTGACTCCGGCTCTTCCGGTCCCGTCGGTTTCAGCTTCTCCAGCAGCCCCGAGAGCGAGGCCGACAATTCCGAATCAGACAACTGCGACGGTGTCGTCGCCACGTCAATCTCCAGACTCTGACGCGCCTGCCCAAACATCCGATCCATGATCTGTCCGATCAGGGTCGCATTCGGCGCAACCGCCGAGAGCCGATACGCCTGCTTCCCCGCATTCAGCCGCTCCACCATCACGTCCGGGTCCGTCACCGTCGTCCACCGACCCTGATCGTCTCGGGCCACCATGTGCGTCACGCCCTGTGCCGACGCCAGTTGCGCCTGTACCAGCGTCTTGAACTGCTTGCTCACCTCCGCACGCCAGAGACTCAACAACTCAGCCCGCTCCGCCGTCGGTTTCGACACCTTGCACCGGCCATTCGCCAGTGTCGTGCCCTTCGGACGGCCCCCGCCCGGCCTCGCACCACCAGCGCCCTGTGACGCACGCTTCTCTTCCGGGTCCGGTGGCAGCTTGATGATGGTCATAATGCGAGACACTCTACCACAGATTCATCGCGACAAGTCATTGTCCATACACCCGTCAGTCAGGTATCGCTCTTCTTTCGCCTAACTTTTCGGCGATATCTTCTCCGAAAAGTCTCCTAACTCGTTCATCTATAAGACATTCTCGACGTTTTCCCCGCTTTTCTCAGATTCGGACGACATTTCGTTGGGGTAGGACGACATTTCGTTGGGGTAGGACGACATTTCGTTGGGGTAGGACGACATTTCGTTGGGGTAGGATGAAATTTCGTTGGGGTAGGATGAAATTTCGTTGCACCAGGACGAAATGTCGCCCCGATCTGCACCGTTGTGGGTCGCTGACTCCAGTCGTCCCAGTCGACCCAGTCGGTGCCC